CAAGTCTCACGCTGTAGCATACTCTACTCTTTCTTACTGGACTGCATGGCTAAAGCACTACTATCCACTAGAGTTTATGTATTCTCTATTGAAGAATGAGAAGGATAAGGATGCTCGTACTGAGTACCTTATTGAAGCAAAGCGTATGAACATTCCAATTCGTTTGCCACACATCAATGAGTCTGATATTGACTTTAAGATTGAGGGCAAGGGTATTAGGTTTGGTCTGAGTGCTATTAAGTTTATTAGTGATAATATTGCTCAGAAGTATATTGCAGCTAGACCATTCTCTTCCTACAAGGAGCTTGAAGAGTTTACCTTTGGTAAGGGTAATGGTGTAAACAGTCGTGCCTTACAAGCTCTAAGGGTCATTGGTGCTGCAACCTTCCCAGATCAGCCAAGGAATGATGATGAGGTTCGTGAAAACCTGTATGAGTATCTAAATCTACCAGAGTTTAATATCACGGTACCAAACCACTTCCACGCCTTTATCAACGAGGTAGCTGACTTTGAGGAAAAGGGCTCCTTTGTTCTGATGGGTATGATCAAGGGTATTAAGAGAGGTCAAGGATGGTCACGTGTAGAGATTCTAGACAAGACTGGTAGTGTTGGTATCTTCGATGAAGAGCAGACTGCTATTGAGCCAGGAAAGACGTATATCCTACTAGCTAGTGATAATAGAATCACAACAGCTATTCCAGTTGAAGATATTAGGTCAGTTGAGTCTGCACTTATTAAATTCTTGAACTATAAGCAGTTGCCATTTAAGGACGAGGAGATGTATGTGGTATCGTTCAAGCCACGCATAACCAAGACTGGTAAGAAGATGGCTATGCTTACTCTAGCAGACAGCTCTCGTGAGCTACACCCTGTAACGGTATTCCCAACGGCATTTCCAAAGGCATACATGAAGATTAAAGAAGGAAATGCATACAAATTTGAACTAGGTAAAACTAAAGATGGAACTGTAATATTGGAGGATGTAATTGACAACAGTTGAAGAAGCTCTAGCCCAGCTAGACCCAAAAATTAGAAAGCGTCTTGGAACAGGCGTAGGAATTAAGACAGAGATGCAGCCAACTCCTAGTGCAGGACTAAACCGTGCACTTGGTGGAGGATTCCCATATGGACGACAAGTTCTGCTATGGGGAAGTAAGTCAAGTGCTAAGTCATCGCTATGCTTGCAGATGATTGGTATGGCACAGAAGGAAGGTAAGCTCTGTGCATGGGTTGATGCTGAGATGTCATATGATGAAGAGTGGGCCAAGAAGCTGGGTGTAGATACATCACAGCTAATCTACTCTGAGGCACGAAGCATTAATGACATGGTAGACGTTGGTGTTGCACTATTGAATGCAGGAGTTGATCTAATTGTCATTGACAGTATTAGCTCACTTCTACCAGCGGTATACTTTGAGAAAGATTCTGATGAGCTTAAGCCACTAGATCAGACTAAGCAGATTGGTGCGGAATCTAAGGATCTAAAGCATGCATGGCTAATGCTGAACTGGGCTAATAACCGTGAGAAGCCTGCACTAATTGTTGCTATCTCACAGGCACGTAATAACATTCAGCAGACTTATACACAGGCTGCACCAACTGGAGGATTGACAACACAGTTTATGTCCTCTACGATTGTAAAGCTATTCTCGTCATCATCTGACTCACAGGCTATTAAGGCTAAGATTAAGGTTGGAGATAAGCTAATTGAGCAGAAGGTTGGACGTAAGGTTCGCTGGGAGGTTCTCAACTCAAAGACATCAGCTCCTGGAGATAGTGCAGAATATGATTTCTACTATCGTGGAGATATGATTGGTATTGACGCTATTGGTGACCTTGTAGACACTGCAGAAATGCTTGGCTTTGTTAATAGAACTGGTGCTTGGTATCAACTTGAGGATGGCACCAAGGTCCAGGGTAGAGATGCATTCGTAGAGCGAGTTCGAGAAGATCTTGTGCTACAGAATACACTACGAGAGAAGCTAGCTAGTGTCTAAATATTCAGTTATAGAAGGTAAGTTTCCATGCCACACATGCAAAGAAATGGTATTCAGCCTAAGGCACTACATAGAGTCTAAGGAGCTTACATGGCTTTGTAAGAGTGGTCACATGTCAAAGGTGTCGCTAGCGACTCAAAAGAAAACTAAGAAAGACTATGAGCGAGAGAACTGAAAGCAAGCGTCTTGGAGCTAAGCAGCACAAGAACTCTGGAAGGAATACTAAGAAGGGTGATGCCACTTGGGAAAACTTTACAGTAGACTTCAAAGAGGTTGGCAAAAGTTTTACTATCAATAAAGAGGTATGGGCTAAGGCTGTAACTGATGCTCTTAGAAATAACAATGATCCTGCTATTGTAATTGTGTTAGGAGATAGCGGTATTAAAACTAGGTTGGCAGTAATTGAACTTAGCCTACTTGAACAACTACTAGGTGATGGTGTATAATAGTATGATGGAAGCAACAGAAAACAAAAATACAATAGATATGATCAATGGTCTCTCTGAGATTGCTGATTATATGCAGGACGAAGAATTGACAAGTGCATTAACTTTTATTGCCAAAGTAATTCTAAAGCCAGACATTCCAATGCATGTTGCAACTCTTGAGGTGGTTAGGCTACAGGCAATCGCTGCAAAGATGGCTTTCAAGGCAACATGGATGACAAACGTAGATAAGGGAGACAGGGCGAAGAAGAATATTTATTATACCGCTGCTGAGTCAATTAATGACCTAGTAGCTGCACTTAAATATATCATTCGCTAATATGACCATGGCAAAAAATTTATTGCAACAAATTATGCTTAAGACAGAGAATAACATTTCTAAGAGAGCATCATTTCTAGATACTCAAGAGCTAATCGAAAAGATTCAGTATGGCTATATCGCTAAGCGTGAGCCAAAATTTACACAGAAGAAAACATTCGCACCAAGCACAATTGCATTCTCTCATGGAGAGTGTCCACGATACTGGTACCTAGCGTTTGAGGGTGGAGTATTTGAAGACAACGCTGATGCATATGGTGGTGCCAATATGACTAATGGTACTAAGTCACATGAGCGTATCCAGCAGGCTATGCTAGATGCTGGAATTCTTAAGGATGCTGAGTTTAAGATTACATACAGTGATCCACCAATCTTTGGTTTTGGAGACGTAATTCTTGACTGGGGTGGGGAAGACCTACTTGGAGAAATTAAGACTATGCCAAGCGAAGGCTTTGAGTATCGCAAGGCAAGTGGTAAGCCAAAGCTAGGTCACCTAGTACAGCTACTAATCTATATGAAGATTCTAAACAAGACTAAAGCAGTCTTGATTTATGAAAACAAAAACAATCATGATCTACTAGTTATTCCTGTAGAAATCAATGATTACTATGTTAGGTGGGTAAACCAGACATTTGAGTGGATGAGGACTGTAAGAAAGGCATGGGAGAGCAAGACCCTGCCAGAGAAAAACTATCGCTCCAACTCAAAGATTTGCAAGACCTGTCCATTGTCAAAGGTGTGTGCAGATGCTGGTAAGGGAGTAGTCAAGATTAAGTCCCTGGAGCCAATAGATGAAGAACAAGCATTGTCAATGGTGTGATAATACATTTGAAACCAGTATCTCGTATCAGATATACTGCTCACCATCCTGTAGAGAAGATGCAACTAAAGAAAAGATCGCACAGCGATATGCGATAGCAAGACGTGCAAAGAGGCACGGTAAAGATCGTAAATGCAAATCGTGCAGTATGCCACTATCTGCATATAATGATGACACTCTTTGCCAGTCTTGTTTGGTTAGTCCACTAGACGTTGCAAAGGCTCTAAAGGAAATTAAGGGGTTTGGTAATGGTAAGTTTGAGTAAATTTGTCAATGTTCCAAACACCGTAATGGCAATTGATGCAAGCACAAATAGCTTAGCATTTTCTATCTTTGAAAATAAAGCACTAAAGCAGTTTGGCAAGATTAATTTTATTGGCAACAATACCTACGAAAAGGTTATGGATGCCTGCAAGAAAACATCTAGCTTTATGAAGCTGTATTCTATTGACGCTATTGTAATTGAGCATACAGTATTTATGAATAGTCCAAAGACTGCAGCTGACCTTGCATTGGTTCAAGGCTCTTTGTTGGGAGCAGCTGGGGTAGCTGGTGTGAACATTATTAGATCAGTAGCACCAATTACCTGGCAAAACTTTATTGGTAACAAGAAGTTTTCCACAGAGGAAAAGTTGGCACTAAGAAAACAATTCCCAGATAAGTCTGACTCCTGGTATAAGAACCAAGAGCGTCAGCTTAGAAAAGAAAAAACAATTAGGTTTATTAGTGTGCAATACGATAAGATTATTAAAGATAATGATGTGGCAGATGCAATTGCTATTGGTCACTATGCTATCAACAATTGGGAGAGGTTGACAAAGTAATCATGGGAAGTAAACTATATACTAATGAAGTATGGCTAAAGAAGCGATACCATGTGGATCGTAAAAGCCCAGAAGATATTGCCAAGGAATGTAGGGTAAGCGTAGAAACTGTCTACGTATACCTTGCAAAATTTGGTCTTAGAAAGTCAAGGCGATGAGAATACTTAAACATTTCTACAAGGTTGCTCGTGGCATGCTTCTAAGTCTTACATGTAAGCATGTGGATTTTAGAGTTGCATCCTGCCCATTTACTGGGTATACTTATACAACTTGTAATAAGTGTATGACAAGATTAAAGATTGAACAGACAGTAAACTAAGGAAAACATGAGACGTAGAGACACTGTTGCTGCAAGGCCAACCAAGTTTGCTAGAGAGCATTCTATTGATATAGATGGCTTTACTATTGCCAAGGGCGACATCATTAAGATTCGTGGAGAATATGGCGTACAGTTTAAGTTTGATTCTCTAGTTACAAATACTGATACTGGTGTACAATGGATTGACTGCTTTGAAGTTCACAGGGGCCAGGTAGGCTGCTGCAGATCTTTCAGAATGGACAAGATTAAGAGGATTCCAAAGAAGAGGAGGAAGAGTGAGCGTAGAAGAAAATCTAGTGCAACATCTTGATGAAGTAAACAAGGTTGTTGAAAAGTATCTTCAAGGTGCTGAGCCTACTCAAATCTCTAAAGAACTTGACATGCCACGTCAAAAGGTTGTCGCTCATATTAAAGAGTGGCAGCAGATGGCATCTGATAATGCAGCCATTCGTGCTCGTGCAAAAGAAGCATTGGTTGGAGCAGACACTCACTACAACAAGCTTATTCAAAAAGCTTATGAAGTTATTGATGATGCAACAACTACTGCAAACCTAGCTGCTAAGACATCTGCAATTAAGCTAGTCTTAGATATTGAGGCCAAGCGTATTGATATGCTACAGAAGGCAGGCTTGCTAGAGAATAAAGAATTGGCAGAAGAAATGATTGAGATTGAACGCAAGCAGGATATCCTTGTTGGCATTCTAAGAGACATTGCTTCTGAATACCCACAGATACGAGATGAAATTATGCGACGTTTGTCTGCGGTATCTAAAGAACAGGAAGTTATCACGGTAGTACATAAAGATGTTTGATGAATTTTTTGAAGTCCTTAAAGCTGATAATTTTGCTGAAAGACCAGTTGATGCTAAGACCTTTGTAGAGGGTGAAGATTTCCTCAATCAGCCACCACTGTCTCAGGTTCAGTATGACATTGTTGAGGCTATGAGTCAGATTTATAAGCTAGAGGACCTCATTGACTTGATGGGTGAAACTGAGGGTAGAAGGTACTATAATAAATATACTAAGAATGAAGTAATTCTACAGCTTGGTAAGGGGTCTGGTAAAGATTTTACATCAACAGTTGCGTGTGCATATCTTGTATATAAACTTCTATGTCTTAAAGATCCTGCTAGGTATTTTGGAAAGCCTAGCGGTGACGCTATTGACATTATCAACGTGGCTATCAATGCCCAGCAGGCCAAGAACGTATTCTTTAAAGGTTTTAAGACAAAGATTGAAAGATCTCCTTGGTTTGCAGGAAAGTTCAATCCGAAAGCGGAGAGTATTGAGTTTGATAAATCTATTACAGTTTATTCAGGACATTCAGAAAGAGAGTCCCACGAGGGTCTCAACCTTATCCTGGCTGTTCTTGACGAGATCTCTGGTTTTGCTACGGAAATTGGAACAGGAAATGATCAGGGTAAAACTGCGGATAACATCTATAAAGCCTTCCGTGCATCAGTAGATTCACGTTTCCCAGATCTAGGCAAGGTAGCCCTTCTATCCTTCCCACGTTTTCCAGGAGACTTTATCTCTACTAGATACGAAGCTGTAATTGCAGAAAAGGAAGTAGTAACAAAGACTCACAGATTTATTATGAATCCAGACCTTCCTGCAGACCAAGACGGTAACTATCTAGATATTGAGTGGGATGAGGACACGGTTGTCTCCTATAAGTATCCAGGTATGTTTGCTTTAAAGCGTCCTACATGGGTTGTAAATCCTACTCGCAAGATTGATGACTTTAAGCTTGCATTCTTTACAGACATGGGAGATGCTATGCAGCGTTTTGCCTGTGTCCCTACATTCTCTTCTGATAGGTTCTTTAAGCAGACAGAGAAGGTAAAGGCTGCTATGACCCTTAGAAACCCTCTAGATCCAATTCGTAGGTTTGATGAGACATTCAAGCCTGATCCAGATAAAACTTATTTTGTACATGCTGACCTTGCACAAAAGCATGACAAGTGTGCTGTTGCAATTGCTCACGTAGAAAAGTGGGTAAACATTCAGGTCATCAAAGATTATCAACAGATTGCTCCTGTAGTTGTTGTGGATGCTGTTGCATGGTGGGAGCCAAGATCAGAAGGCCCAGTTAACCTATCAGAAGTAAAGCAGTGGATTCAAAACCTAAGAAGACTAGGCTTCAACATTGGAATGGTCTCCTTTGACCGCTGGCAGTCTTTCGATATTCAGAATGAGCTTAAGGCAGTAGGTATGAGAACAGAGACTGTCTCAGTTGCTAAGAAGCATTATGAGGATATGGCT